ACTGCTACATCCTCGTTAATCTTAGGAGAGGTTAAAGTTTTATTAGTAAGTGTGTCTGTTGATACAAGAGATACTAGTGTTGAGTTAGCACCTGCAGGTAATAACATAGTATTTGTAACACCTGCAGAGTGAGGTTGAGCTTGAACTGTTTGCCCATGACTGTTGCTTTCACAGTTAAAGACTATAGCACCTGAGTTAGTATTGCCTCTTACAACAACTGTACCTGTTCCATTAGGAGCTAAGTCAAGAGTAGCGTTAGAGGTAGTAACAATATCATTTCCGTTTAAATCTAAGTTACCACCTAGCTGTGGGGTTGTGTCTTCTGATATATTAGATATGTTACCAGATACACCAGTACCTGCAATAACAGTAGACCTAGTAATCTTTTTAAGACCACCACCAGATGCATCTACTGCTAAGAATACATCACCGTCAGCCGCTGTAGAGATTTCTGATAAGTCAGTTACAGCAATAGGATTAAAGTTTGTACCGTCTGCTACAAGAATGTGTCCTGCAGTATTAGTACCCATTACAAGATCGTCACCACTAATAGTAAGATCACCACCTACAACTACATCACCGTTAAACGTAGCCTTACCTGCAAGAGCCATATCAATGTCAAGAGCAGTGATATCACTAGAATCATCTGTGCCTTTAATAGTAAAGTTTTTATCTGCTGTGTTTACTGTAAATACTGCATCACTAGAATCGTTTTTAAGAGTAAGTATAGTTGTACCAGAGGCTTTAAAAAATACTTCATTGCCAGCAGCATCAAGTATGATGTCACCACCTGAGTCTAACGTAATGTCTGTTCCATCGTTAGTAATTGTGTCAAGGGCAATGCTACCTACATTAGTAATGTCAGCATCACCAAAAGAAGTAGCGCCTAGTGTAGTAGAGCCAGATACAGTTAAAGCACCAACATTAGCTGTATCAATACTACCTGTATCAATATTAGCTGTACCATCTATATACAGATCTTTAAACTGTAATGCACTAGAACCTAAGTCTACATCGTCATCTGTTGTAGGTAGTATAGAACCATTGTTAAAAGTAATCTGTGTCTCACCACCATTAGTAATTGTAATTACATCAGAGCCACTAAAGGTAATACTTGTATTAGTATCTGCGTCACCAGAAATACTATCTAGCTGTACTGCACCTACGTTTGATAAGGCAGCATCACCAAAGTCTACAGCACCTGCAACAGTAAGTGTTCCTGATACATCTACATTACCGTTTATATCTATTAGTGTTGCGTTAAGTTCTATTTCATCAGTAGCGTTTATATCTAATACAGTTGCGCTAGGAGCATTAATAAACTGTGATGCATCATTAAACTGTATTGCCATTGTACTGTTTAGTAACAGTCCTGTGTCAGCTACGTGCGTAAGTGTAACATCGTTGTCAGCACCAAAGCCTAATACAGCAGCATCACTGTCTAGTTTTAGGTCATTACTAATAAGCACAGCAGTAGATGCATTAATGTCTACAATAGGTGCAGTAATCTCTAGCTCTGTGTCTGCATCAATATCAAGCTGACCATCTGCACTAGAGTTAATAAAAATAGCTGTGTCACGAAACTGTATCTTTTCTGTCGAAGCAATAAGAATGTCATCAGAAAACTCAAAGTAATCTTCGTCTTCCATCCATTTTAGTACACCATCATTACTCTCACCGTCAAAGGTTACTGTAACGTCTGCCCCTGTTCCACCTGTACCTATCGTAATAGATGTACCTAGAAGCGCAGTTACAGGACCACCTTCTCCTGTTGTACCATCGTGTGTGTGTCCTGTACTAGCAGCAAAGGCGGCAAGTAACTGATCAAACTCATCATTTGAATCTGATGCCTGTATTACGTCACCTTCTGTGAACGTGGACTGTCTTGTGTATGTAGCACCCATTAGCGTCTAGCTCCTACTTGGTATTCTAATTGAAATCCTTTTAGTGAATATGGTGGTGATGCACCATTATCATCTATCTTTAATGCAACAGTAAAGCCTGAACCTTCTACTGGCTGTCTTACTAGAGGCTGTGAACCACCTCCGTAAACAAACTGTGTAGTAGAAGAAGCAGTACTATAAGTAGAAGTACCGTATTGCGCCCCTAGTGTAGCTGTTGTTAAACTGTATGCAGCAGGTCTTGATGCACCTACTGCCTCGTTGTCATATCGTAAAAATAAATCTGCACTTATGTTAGCCTCTGGCTTGTAGTTTAGAATAACTCTGTGCATTGACTTTCTTATACCTACATCCCCAAAGTTTAAGTCAGGGCTTCTGTATCTGCCTAGTATAGAAGTACCATCAAAAGTGCTACCTTTTTCTTGGCGTTGGACAAATCCATCAAAGCCACCATGAAGCACTACTACATCTCCTGCTTCTACATGGGTATCTGAACATGAAGGTTTAATACCTAGTGACTCAGCAAACTCAAAGCCATCACCTTTCATAACGCATATGACACCTTTTGTTCTTGCTGCTGACACAGTATCTTTTGTAAAAAATATTCTATACTGTGTTTTGTCTGGTATGACAACGCTTTCAAAAAGGCTAGAGTCACGTATGTTCTCATCAAATAAAGATTGCACGTTCTTAGATATTGTACCAAGTTCAACGTCACCAATCCTAGCAGTACCAGCAACAGTACGTAAACCATCAGGTCCAAGAAAGATTAAGTCACCTGCAAACTCCTGAATAGTATTACCGTTTACGCAACCAATGTTTCTGGTTACAGGCTCTACAGCAAAGTTAGCTAAAGCAGAACCTGTCAGTTTAAATATTCTATTCTCGCAGAATATAAATAAGTTATCACGAAAAACCTTTAATCCTACTATGGTATCGTCTACGTTGATACTCCCAGCACCATCGTTTACAACAAAACCATCTTCATCAAACGGTTCACTAAATACTAGTGTTGATGATGTTGTAGACTTACCTGCATAGAACATGTGATTTCTAAAGGCAGCTACAAACTTTGATCCTGCTACACTGCTTTCGCTTACATCTGTAGCTGTCATAGATGAGTTAAATACAACAGGTGCATTAGCACCATCTACACATATTAGTTTTTCATTACCGTCAAAGTTAAATCTTTCAAAGCCATACTTATCTGCGCTAGTTCTACTTGTATCTCGCTCTGTCCAGTTCTCTGACACTGCTGCATCCACTGCATGATTAGCTGCAGTTGTACTTGTTGTAGATCTAGTAACACCTGTAAACGTTGTACTAGTTATACCTGTGTAAGTAAACTCTTCACTGTCTATAAGTAATGTACCACTAGAACTAAATCCTGCAGTGCTATCTACGTTTAGTGTACCAGATCCTGACATTGCAGTTGTAGATATTATTTTCTGTGACAGTTCTGTAGAACCTGTACTAAATATCTTTTCGCCTCTAGCTGCAACTACTTTGTCTGCAAATCTAACGGACATCAAAACCTTTTCAGTAGAGCTAGATGTCTGAGGTACTATCTGATTAACGTACTTACGGAAACCATTTATTCTTCTATAACCACCCTCAACGTCAGGCTCAAAGTTTTCTAGAACTAATGCTTCACCTGGTTGCATAAGAAAGGTGGACCTGTTTAAAACTAGCCCACCCTCACAGTTAAATGCTGTTGGTTGTAATGTTGATGTATCTGGCATTCTAAGATACTCTTAGTACAGGATTGTAAGACGTTGTGTCACTACCTACTAATGTGGATCTTACATAGTCATACTTGTTTATTACAAGTGTCTGCATGTTTTTGATACCTTGTTGAAATCTATCAAAGTTTAACTCATACTGTTGTAACTCACCACGATACTGATACACATAAGCAACTGCGCCATCTACGACAACAGTTGCAAATCTATCAGGTATTGTAGTTGTATCTCCGTGTGCTGACAAATCAGCAGGAAATGTAAAGTAATCAAATACAAGTGTATATTGTTTGTCGGGAAAAGGATACAGTAAATAATTATTGTCAGGGGTACGAACTATAAATCTAGGTACTCCACCCTTTGTAAACTGTGCTACTGTTACACCACTAGCGTGTGTAGCAGCCGTTGTACTGTTGGCTCCTCTGGTACAACCTGTTATGTCGTTACCTAGTACACCTGTGTATGTGACTTGCTCACCTCCTATAAATACAGTACCAGAGGTATCAAACCCAGTTGTTGACGTGAGCGTTAAGGTAGCTACAGTGCTAGAGTGTGATCCATTAAGCGTAGTAGATGTAACATCATCTTCCTGTGTAGCATAGTCTCTTGATATGTATTCGTTATAGTTTAGTTTAGTGAGGCTGTTACCTGCTGAACTTAGGTCTTCATCTTTTTTTATTCTTGCTGTGTTGTAGTCTATATACTTAGTGCTCGTTGGCACACTATACTTGACAACACCTGGAGTAAGTGTAGAGGAGTTTGTTGCGTGATTAAACGGATACGAAAACTCTCTTTGGTTAATATAACGTATGGATTCATTAACAGCGTTTTGACACTGTGTCTGTACACCTCTAGGGCTTGCAAAGTTAGTTGAAGTAAGTTCTACCTCATTCATTCTAACTAATGTTTTGTTTGTTAATGAGAGATACGTTTCAGCCATAAGTACTTCCTAATATGTAATAAGGGGGCCAGTTGCCCAGCCCCCAAAGTATTATGCTAGTAGATCACGGTCTACTTCATTTGCAGAACCTGACTGTGAGATGTCATCCATGATAATGCATACAGCATATACACGAAGAATACCACCAGTGATAGTTCCACTAGATGCTTGAATCTCTACGTCAAGTGTATCTGCTGCTGCAGTAAACACTGGTAGATTTCCACACACACCTGAAGATGTAATTGCTGGTGTATGATCACCAACAGATGCACCGTCATAGTCGAATGATGCAGCAAAGATGTCTACATCAGTTCCTGTGATACCTATGTGAAAAGCAGAGTCGGTAGTAGTACCTTCCATTGCTGTCACCACTTTGAAACCTGCGTGTAGGATCATAGTGTTTGCA